CACCTTCGCCTGGCATGATTTCTTGAATTAACTGCGAACGGGTCATTTGTTCGCTTAATGGGGCATCGGTTGGGGTCTTGGATAGCTTGACCTGGGGGAATTGACCGCGGACTGTTTCTTCTCCCGTGATCTTGCCAAAGTAGGGATTGTTTTGTGCTGCAGCTGCGCCTACGCTGCCAGCTGGGACTTTTCCCTGTGCAGCTTCAAACTGCGCTTGCATTTGTTCTTTTGTCAGTTGACCAGGTCGAACTATTTCCAATTCTTTAGCTGCTTCGCGTATTGGCCTGGTAACTTGGGACACTACTGGCGCGGCTTCTCTTAACGCCTGGGGAATAGCTGCAGAACCAATCACAACCATGTTTCTAATGTCTTGGGGCGCTATGCCTGTTTTCTCAGATATTTGTTCTGGAGTCATTCCCAAAACATTAAACATTTTGTTAACTTGCTGGGCAATAGGTTCGGTTATGCCGCCCAATGGTTTTTGATAGGCTTCTCTGCCAGTAATGCCCATCGCTTTGCCCAAGGGCTTATCGATAGAAGCAGCTGCAGCCTGTCCGATTTCTTCCGCCCTTTGGGGTGTGTTTGCAGTTCTAGCAAGGGCTTGAACACCCGCGCCGTAGGCCGTAGGCACGATTGCGCCATAAGCGGTATCGATAGCCCCAGCAACACGTTCGCCCAGGTTTCTTTTTACGTCTTGATACCTATTGAATGTTTGAGATGCTATGTCGGCAATTCTGGATGGCGGAGCTTGACCAGGTACAGCTGGAGTTTGGGTCGCTGCTGGCGCTGGCTGCGCTACAGTTTGAACTGGTTGCGCTGGCGGCTGGATTGGCGGTTGCGCTGGTGCAGCTGCGGGTGTTTTGCCCGCAAAGAAGTTTTCCAGCGGATCGCTAGATACTGGCTGCGTTGTTTGTGTTGTTGCTGCAGCTGGTTGTTGACCAGTTTTAAATAAATTTTTAGAACCTTTTTCAACCGTAAACATTGCCCCACTTATTACATGGCGTTGCACGGGATCACTTAAATCAATTTTTTGATCAGGGTCTAATCCGATCCTTTTTGCTACCGTGTCAATATAGGCATTTGTATCATTTTCAGATGGCGGGGCATACCTACTAATTACGCCACGCAAAGTATTAATACCTCTGTCGCCGTATGCTTTAAGGTTTTTATCAGCTGCAGAAATGCCTTCTTCTGGAGTAGCAAATTTTTGAAACCCCGTACTTGCGCCTATAGGACGCAAATTTCCAGGATTGTTAACAATAGGATTGGGCGGCGGTGCTGCAGCTGGTTTGCCGCCGCCTAGATATTGTTCTAAAACATCCATTATTGCGTCCCTGTTTCAGATAGTCTTTTAAGGTTTCTATACTTCTTTAAAAATTCATCATGTTTAGCTTTTGAAGGAAACAATTTGTCTAGTTCTGTTTTTAATTGCGCTGGGTCGGTTATGTCTCTAGATAAATTCATTGCTTCAAAAATTTTGCTATCGGCATTAGCATTCCAGGCTTGTTGATAGGCCTTCATATTGTTGTCGCCAAATTTTTGGAAAAATTGTTGTGCGCCTGTAGCTTGCATATCCAAATTAGTTTGATCAGCTTGCACCCTACGGGAAATTTTTATCAACACTTCTGGCGGCACTTTAATCGTGCCATTGGCAACGGCGTTCATGTCTAATCCAGCAACGGTATTTCCAGCGCCGCCCATAGCAGTTGCATTAGATAACGCAAGATTTGCCAAGTCTTTGGCAAGCATATCGTATTCGCTGCTTTTCATTGCATACAAAGCTTTTTGCTCTAATCGACCTAACACGCCACCGCCTGGAAAAAATAACTTTTCTCCAATGCCAGATGCCGTTTCGATAACTTCTTCAACGTTTCTGCGCCCTTGCGTCAATTTGCCTTGAGCTTCCACTAATCTATTTCTATATTCTTGTCCAGCAAGTTGTTCTTTTTGCTCACTTGGTTCTGCAATGAAAGGTTGGTCTGCCCTTCTAACGGGATAAGGAACACGCATACCTGGGGCAATCTGTGCGCCAAATCCACCAGCACTTGGCCCTTCAGTTGTTGGAACGTTGGCTTGCAAACCGCCAGCTGTGCCGACTTCTGAGGTTGGTTGTTTAGCTCCAACGCCAGGCGTGGTAACAACCGTTTTTCCGTCTTGCGTAGTGATTGACGGTGCAAATGTTGTTTGCTGCTGTGCTGGGGTTAGCAATGTTTGTGCGCCAGCAATAGCCTTACCAGGCAAATCTGGACCTGATTTCATTTCGGTTTGCCAAATGGTTTTGTAAGCATCAAGCAGCCGATGTGTATCTGGATCGTCTGGATTTTCCTGTTTCATCAAATCCATTTCTTTAATATAGGGTTCTACTTGTTGCACCCCCAGGCGACCAAGAATATTAAATCTTTGAGCAATTTTTTCCCGTGCGCTTGTTGTTAGGTTTTGTTTTGCGCCGATAGCTTCCGTTTGGGCTTTGCCTAAAGTTGTGTATTTTTGAATAGCTTCTGAACCAGTAAATGGCGCTATTGTTGGCACAACCTTGTTAATCTTGTCAATGTCGATTCTTCCGTTGGTTTGGAAGTTGTCAGGATTATTAAAAAATTCTTGCAAATTTCTACGTTCCCTATCAGCTTGTGTTTGCTGACTTAATTCAATTCCACCCTTGGCAACCAATTGTTGTTGCTGCTGAACTGCCAAAGGATTTAATTGTTGTGCTTGTTGATATGCTTGTGCGCCGCGGGCGGTGTTAATCATGTCACCAATAGACATAACTTGCGGGCCTTCAACCGCGGGCATCGGGGTGTATTGGTAGGTTGCCATATCTAATCCTTATGCCTGGGTTATGTTTAGCTGCGGAGCTGGTGTTCCATAACCTGGCTGCGTTGGTTGCTGCATATAGTATGGCAACGTGGCGTAATTAGCCATTCCTTGCAAAGTATTGCCATAAGCTTTTGCTGCGCCTATTTGACCAGCTCCTTGGGCTTGTGCGCCAGCAATTGCAGCTGAACCCATAGATTCGCCTGTTCTTGTAGCAACATCGGCGGTTGTTCCCGTAGCGCCCAAGCCCATATCGGCAATGCCTTTTAATCTGTTAAAGATATTAGTTTGTGTGGTTGTATTTCGTCCAAAAGCATTTGCAAATTCTTGGGAAGCTTGGCCCTGGGTGTAGTCTTGCATTCCTTGCATGACGTTTCCGCCTATCAAACCACCAGCACGGTTAGCTTGGTTTTCAAATGCTTTTTGGCCTTGCGCTAAACGAAATTGATAGCCTGGATCAATGCCTTGGTTAAAGTCTTCTGCCGTGTAACCCCTGGTTAACTCTGGCATTCTGGTTAAAAGGTCTTTTAATGTGGTTGTGCCAGCTTCGCGGTACGGACGAAGATTTTCGTTTGTAATGTCAAACATTTGCTTGTTAATGTCGGCAGCATATCTAGTGCCGCCCGCAATTGTTCCAGCAGCTTCTTTTGCCGCTTCGCCTTGCATATAACCAGAAGCTAGCGCAGCTCCGCCACCGACAACCGCTACAGTTACCCAAGTCATTTATTTACCCTCCAAGGCTTTAACCTTGATGTTATTAGAAGAATCGTACAAAGCCAATTCGTCTGGTTCTATTAACTCTTTTTCGATTTTGTCCAAATCCGTTTTGTTTGTCTTGTGTACCGTGATGCCAATTGCATCCGTAACCGCCATAGTCACCCGTTTTGTCCCAGCCTTGCTGCACAACACATCGCCAGCGCTCAAAGTAACCATGCCTTTTTCGGACCAGGCAATGATTTGCCCTTGGGCGCACATAAAAAAGTGATCCTTTTTGTGGACCTTGCCAACTATGATTGTCCCAGCTTTTCTAAATACTTTACGACAATACATTCCTTGCGAAAAGTAGTGTTCAGTTTTCAATTCTGCCTGGGGCATTTTAGCCATTTCGTCTTGCAACCGCAAAATTTCTTCGCGGGTTGGAACGTCTTTTCTAAGCAGCTCAAGATTCATTGGTTGTAATAAGGCACTTTAAAAGCCACCCCATTTACGGTCACATTGATAAAGCCAACGGGATTAGCTGGCAACGTACCCGATCCAGCAGTCGCCGTGGTCGAGCTATTAAAGTTCAACAAGTTAATAAAGAACTGCTGCCAGGCGCGGGTTGGGCGCTTGGTTTGTCCGTCCAGGAATTCCGATTGCGGATAGGGCTGCGTTTGCGGATTGGGTAAAAGTGCCATTAATTCTCCCCAGCTGTCATTTTTAAATTAGCCGACACAATAACGGCCTTTACTGGATCGGAAACCGTCACTTCAAAGATTCGATCTCGCGCAGTTCCCAGCCGCCGCCAAATTGCGCGATTGGTGTATTTGCCAATTTTTCCGATGGTTGTCCAATGTTCGCTGGACCAGGTAGAGCCGCCATCACTTGACCAGCGAAGCATAGCCTGGGGGTCTTCACCCTGGCCTACGTCCAATCCAACGCCAGGCTGGAACTGCAGCTGCAGCTCTTCAAAGTATTGTCTTTGTAAGTCCGTGGTTAGATGTGGGGCACGGCGTAGGCGTTTAACGTGTTGCCCGTCATCGGTGTAAACGTTGCGGTCTAAGTGGTAAATCTTGCCGTTAGCGTAATCACCCACCAAAACATAACCCTGGAACACCGCAGCACAATTTCCGCGGCAGCGCTCATATTGGCCTGAGTTATTTGTATATAGCCATTTGTGCCACATTTGAGTAGCAATGTCATAACACCAGGTTAGCTGAAGGGTTGGGAAGCTAATTACATAAACTTCGTGGCCTTCCAGCTGGTAAGTCCAAGCCACCGCATCGGTAATTGTTTTTCCCGTTAATGTGTTTTCCACCGCGTGGGTTGAAATTCTTTGCGGGACATAACCGTTCATTTGAACGATTTGGGCTGTTCCGCGGTTATTCCTGGAAAGATAAGCAAATGAATTACCCAGGCGGGAAACGCTAAAGGCTGCAGCAATACCGTGCTGGGTTGATGTGCCTGGAATCCTGGTAAACGGAAATGGGCTTGTGCCCTGGTCCACCCATACTTCGCTGGATGTTTCGCCTAGCAAATAGATTTCGCGGTGATCCACGATTAGCGTTACCAGATCGTCAGGTGCGCCATCTTTGCTAGAAAAATTAGTGTTGCCAGAAATAGGCGATAGGACGTTCGAACACCCAAATTGTTGGGTATCTGGTCGGTTGTAAACAAAGTAATTGTCCACAATGTCCACGTTTGTGCCGCCCGTAAATGCGTTGTCCGTTGTTGGCAGCTGCGAGAAATTCAAACCATATAGGGTTGTGGAGCTTACCGTTTGGCTTGCGCTAACCGTGTAAGTTCCCACGCCACCCGATCCAGTTCCCAGGGCGGTAATGATGGTTAGTGCCGTAACGCCAGTTCCCTGGATGGTCTGCCCAACATACAACGTTCCGCTTGTAACCGTTGCAACCGTTAAAGTTGTGGTAGAAATTGATCCCGTAACTTGTGCGCCCACCGTGGTGCTGTTCATTTGAACGCTGGCAACCGTTTGGGATAAGTTAATTGTGTATGTTCCTATTCCGCCAGTTCCCGATCCCAAAGCTGTAATGACAGTTTCGGAAGTAACACCCACCCCAAAAAGGGATTGCCCCGCTGCAATTGTGCCGTTTGTGATTGCTGTAACCGTTAGGGTTGTACCCGATATAGAACCCGTAAACACAGCAGAAGACGGGCTAGAAATAAACCAGGTATATCGGTTAATACCGTCCACAATATAAACGTTAATGCCGTTATCCGTGATACCTACGCGCCCTGTGGATGTGTTGAGCTGCCCAACCAATGTTGGAATGAAGTTGGACGTTAACGCATAGACATAAGGGCCGCACACCGCGACCATAACGCTGCCACCAGATAAGGTGACCATGCCGCGGACTTCTTGCTGGTTCTGGAATAGGACCAGGGAAGATAAGCCAGGCGTTGGGTACAAAGCCACCACGCCACGATCGCCTTGGGGTTTGGTTGGATCAACTTCTGGAAAAAAATTAATACATTCCTGGGCATCCTGGTAGATTGATGGCGCTTCGTAAGAAGCTCCGACAAAGCCAAAATCAGGCATTATCTAAATCCCCCGTCCATAATAAAGCCAGCATCTTTAGCTTTGCCCACCATTAATGCGTCAGGATAACGGGCCACTTGTGGCGGCTTCATGTTTGTGCGTTTAATTGTGGCTTTGGCCTGGGCTGAAAATGAATTGATCAGCGTGATTTGCGTGGCGCTGGCTTTGCCATACATCGGCATTAAACGTTCCGCCAAACACCACCGCAGCGCCATGTTGTAGCCCTGGGGCAACGTGATGGTTTCATAATAGTTCTGGAATGTGCGGAAAATTGTGCTGGTAAACAAGTGCAGCTCACCGCTAGAAGGGTTTGGGAAAACGTACAAAGTTCCCAGAGTTTCGCTGGGTTGGTAGTAAACCATCTTGGCCCACGGTCCATTTAGCTGCTTGATGCCTAATGATTCGTATTCTTCCAAGCTAAGAATTGACACGGGGTAATCCAGATAGCCGCCCGATCCGCTAGCCGATACACGCACGAAGGCCGATTCGATTGTCAAAGGACGTTCGTAATAGGCCGTAATCGTGGTGCTGGACGCGGTTTGGGAGCTGCTAACGGTATATGTGCCGCCTTCGTTTACGTTGCCACCAGCGCCCGTATTAAAGCCCACAATGGTCGTTCCAGCAGTAATCCCTGTGCCGCTTAGCGTCATGCCCATAGTGATCGCGCCAGCTGTAACGCCGTTAGCTGGGACGGTTAGCGTTGTGCCTGAGATCGATCCCGTGAATGTCGCCCCAACCGATCCGCCTGGTCCAAGGGTGTATTGCACGGTGTTTTGTACGGTTTGGAAAATGATTTCAGTCTTATAGAAGACCATCATGTTTTCGTTTGACCATTGGGCGCACAAGTCGTTCAGCATATCGAATGCGTCTTGAGCAGCGTCCGCCGATGGACTTTCCCCCGCTTCCAATGCGCCAATGTCTTTTAACGATCGGGTAATTATGTCGTAGGGTGTAGTCATGGCTTTTTTTAGAGTTTGACGCTAAAAATCTGGTCTTTCCAGGGCAAATCGTTGTGTGCTTCGCTTTTTAGATAGTCTAATTGTTCTTGTAGTCTTGATTTTAGGGACTTTGGTTCGTCTTGCAAATACATTTCGCGCAAACAATCCACTATGTGCGTTTCTCTGATTTCAGCATAAGGCACGGTGATCTTGCCTTCTACGTCCGCATGGCCTTGGCTTTGCACCTGGTTATCGCCTTCTATAGCAGTTACCAGGTAGTTAACACTTACCAGGTTGTCACCCAGGGAAGTGGTTTGCAGCACTTTCCAATTAAATTCTGTCATTGCTGGGCCAGTTTTGTTTAGTTACAACCGCAATAAATGCTGGAACGTCCGCGCTGGCTGCTATTGCTGCAGCCAAACGGGTGCATTCGGTTATTACTGCAGCGCGAAATGTCTTTGCAGCTGCGGGAATGTCTACGCTGCGCTCTGCCTTACGAATGACCATCCAATCGGTCTGTGCCAATAACTTGTTAGCCGTGTCCTTGACTTGTGCAGTCCAGTTTGACTTTAAGCCCTTAGTGACCAAGCGTTCTGTGGAGTCAACCATTGCGCCATACTCGCCTATCGTTGCGTCAAAGACTTGCACATACATAGGGTTGCCATCTTTATCTGATTCTTGCCTGTCGTTTAGCAATTTAGGATTGTCCACACCCCAATAAAAGCGGTCATCATACGAAGTTGTAATATCTGCCACTTCCACAATGCCGACTGCGTTCTTTTCTTCAATAGAAGTCAGGCGCAACCAGTTAGCGGGGTATGAAGTGCCATTGATTTCAAATGGCGTATCAAGTGGGATTGTTGTGTCGTTGTGTTTAAACATATTACCTCGCTAAAGCGTTCTTAAATGGGTTTTCGGCAAATGTCATATAGATGTATGTATCGCCAGAAGTGTTTGCATCTCTAAATGTCTCTCTTACTTTAAAGCCATTAGATAATATATCGAAATATGCAGACGAATCTTCTGCACTAGCGGCATTTGCATAAAGCGTTTTGTTGGGATTAAACCCGTTTCTTGATGAATCTTGCATAACCCAATTTGTTGCGCCAGCACTATTAGTTGTGTTTTTTACCATCACAAACCGAGGTCTAAACCCTGTGTACACAAAAGGCCCATCACTAGACCCGTTACCCGTGTACGAACCAAAGGCTAAATACCCTGCTACTGGTGCAAATATGTAAAACACATAAGTGTTACCAGATGTTCCGTTAAAGTAAATTTGAGATGATGTAAACGCAGATGAACCCCATAGGTTTCCACTTGTTGCTACTGCGGCTGTCGTGTTCAATCCAAGATATTGCGATTGCGTTGTGCCTGACGATTGATATACCAACCATTGTTCAGCACCAGCGCTAGTTTTTTTGGCAAGCACCATTGTTGGTACAGCGTTAAGACTATGCGTAATTGTGTTAATACCCGTAGTGGCTAATGTTTGCGAAACAATATCAAAACCAGAAGAAGCGCCTTTTTTCCATTGCCAGCCAACATAAGTGCCGCCAGATGTGTTTACGCCAATGTCAGAGATAACAGTAAATCCGCTAGATGTAAACGCAGACAATCCATTTGCCTCTGTTACTTCAGCACTAGTCAAGTTTGAATATAACGCTTGCTTAACACCACGATTTATATCGTAAAGTTGATGCGATTGTCCGCCATCTCGCCTTTTAATCCAAACAAAATCAGGTTGAAAAGATACTCCATTTACTGCGTTACTAACTGTTAGGCTAGACCCTGTTCCCGTATACAGCGTAGCCGCCATATAAGCCGCACCATTAGTAATGGTTGATGCGGGTAGGTTATATGTGTTTAGTGCAACATAGCCAGTTGGGGGTGTGTAGGAGAATGGGCGTTGACCGAAGTTTGCAGAAAACGCACCAGTTGCCGCAGTTGTGCTTGGAGTAATGTAATAAGCAGTATCACCAATAATAGTTAATCCTGTTTTCTGACCTTGACTTGCGTTATTTTTATAAAATGTAATTGTTCCATTAACGCCATCAACCGCAACGCCAATCACATCATTGGTTGTGTAACTTGCACCATATGAAGAATATGTAGAGTTGTCATAATATTGACCATCACTACTTCTGTATACATATAAACCACCAGTAACACTACGAACACCAACATAAGCATAAGCAGATGATGGCGCAGTTGTTAAAGTAAATTCTGCATAATACTTTCCTGTATTTACAGCGACTGTGCTATAAACAGAAGCAACGGCTGTTGAACTTATATCTAAATTTCCATTAGACAATGTATAGCCAGAGCCAGCCAATGTTAAAGGATTTAAAACACAGTAGTTACTACTTGTAGCACCCACAGTAGGCGAGTCCACCATGCTGTCGTAGTTAACATTGTTAGGCGGTGTGCCTGAGTAAGCCGTTACATTTATGTTATTGCTTGTCCAATAGTTTCCATTGCCACTAAAGTCTTTGCCAATGCCAACATTAGATGATGTTGTAACAGAACTGTTATCGCTAAAGTTCAGATAGAAGCCGTTAGTGCCGTATGTACCCGTGTACTTGGCTGGTTGCCATACGCCTGTTATTGCATTGGTAGAACCAAAAGAAGATGGGGTTAGTTGTTGACCATCTACAAAATTAACCTCAGTCATGTAGCCATCAAAATAAGTATTTCCAAATGCTACTGATTCATAAGCAAGGGTATGTGATGCCGCTTGATTTATTCCGTAGTCAGTATTTTGAGTTAAATTGTTATAAGTGCTATAAGATACTTCAGAACCATTTACATACAATTTAAGTCTATTAGTTCCAGTTGCTTGTGTGCTATCCATTGCCACAACAATGTGATACCAAGCCGATGGGTCTCTATATGATGCGTTTGAAATTATCCAATTTGTGTTGTAGCCTTGGACATAAATTCTGTCGTTTGGCGCAAAAGAAATTGAAGTTGCGCCTGTGTCTGATTGAGTAGCACCACCCATAAATAAAACAGGAAATCCAGAACTTAAAGTTCCGCGTTTAACCCAGGCACTCCAAGTCCATGTTTTACGATTAGTTGCACTCGCAGGAGTCCTACTAAAGTAACCACTAGCACTAGAGCGCAACCGCACACTACGGGCTATGTTGTAGCCACTAGGTCTAGTCAGCAGAGAATCTTTTGATGCAAACATTATGCAAACGCCTGTGCGTAAGTGCCGTACCAGTTTGTGCCGTCAGCAACAAAGGTCAATATGTCTCGCCCTGTGCTTGCGGTAGTTGTTAGTGTTGGGGCAGTTCCACTAGGCCATTTAACGCTTGTAAATGTCGCAGTTCTAGAACCCGTTGAATCTTGCGTTGCTATAAGAATAAAAGATTTGCCAGCCGTGTTGGTCGGCATGGTGAAGGTGCAGTTACCCGTCATGGTTACTGTTTGAACTGTTCCATTAGTCAGCGATAGGGTTTGTGATGTGCCTGAGTTACCGATTACTACAACGCTTTCGGTATAGTTTGTGATAGTTGGGTTGTTGATGATTGGGCTAGTTAATCCAGTAACAGTCAAATAACCCGTTGAAGGAATAAACGACAATTTGGTGGACGCGGTTTTTACTGGCAGATTACCCGTGGTCGTTGTTACCCAGGTTGGATAAACAGCGGTTGCGGTTGTTGTATCGTCAGTAATTCCTACGTTTGTTGCATTTGTTGCGTTTGTTGCGTTTGTTACCGCGGTTGTGCTGATAACGGCGACCACTTGCGCTGCAGTTGCAGCTGTGAACGCGCTTGTACCGTTTCCATACGCCAGGCCGCTTAGAGTAGCCACGCCCGTGCCACCATTGCCAGCCACCAAAGTGCCAGCAACGGTGACCGCGCCTTGTGTAGCTGTGGCTGGGGTTAAGCCAGTAGTTCCAAAAGAAATGCTGCTAACCGCGGTGCTTGTCAAAGCTGCCCAGGATGGGGCTGCGCCTGTGTTACCAATTAAGACTTCACCAGTTGCGCCAGCTGCGGTTGCTACTGGTGCGCCAGCTGCGCCACCGCCATAAACAACACCGTATTGGGTTAAAGCTGCCGAAGATGCCCAGGTTGTCGCGCTGGAAAAATAAACAATACCGCCCGATGTGCCCGCGACCGTCAGCGCTGGGGTTGTCGTAGAAGTAGCAACGGAAATTAATCCGCCAGTAAAACTTACCGAAGTAACCGTTCCAGTTGTGGGCGTTGCCCATGATGGTATTCCAGCAGCCAAGGTTAAAACTTGACCGTTTGAACCAGCAGCAAGAAACGTTGTTGCGCCAGCTGAAGTTTGATATGGCAGCGAACCAGTAGCTCCACCAGCCAGGTTGGTTGCGGTTGTTGCCAGCGTTGCTGTGGCAGCGTTGCCCGTGGTGTTTTGGTTAAACGTAGGCCAGGTAAATGTGCCAGTTGAGAAATTGCCAGATTGTGGCGTTCCCAAAATTGGAGTAACCAAGCTTGGGCTTGTGGCAAACACCAAAGCCCCGCTGCCTGTTTCGTCAGTTACCGCGGCAGCCAAATTCGCGCTAGAAGGCGTTGCAAGCCAAGTCGCTACACCAGCACCCAAACCAGTAATTGATCCAACCGCGGGAGTTATCGTAGTGTTTCCAGCCAAAGTAAGCTGGCCCTGGGCGTTTACGGTGAATGTGCCAACCTGGGTTGTTGAACCGTAGGCTGCAGCTGTTACCGCGGTGTTGGTAATGCTAAATTGTGTGCCAGATAAGGTTAAGCCTGTGCCAGCGGTGTAAGTCGATGCAACCGAAAAGTTAGACCAATTATTTGCGGTTACGCCTAAAGTGCCGCCTGGCTGCGCGGTACAAAACCAAGCTGATCCGCTTTGCGAACCTTCAACCACAAAAACAATTGCGCCTACAAATTCGTCCCATACATCCGCGCCAACGCTGCGAGTCCATGCGCCAGCTGCAACCACATAAATGCCGTTATCAGCTGCATTTGTTTGGTTTTTAACCAGGACCGTTTCGCCAGCTACCAAAGTGACCGTGTCAACGGTTAAAAGCCCCGATAGGGCTGCAATGTTGACGGTTGATGCTACGGTGACGGGAGCTTTCCAGCTCAATCCAGCAGCGTAATAGTCAACGTATTGCTTGTTTGCAATGTCGGTCGGTCCTACTGGAGCTGCAGTCACCGTGCCCGATGTAAATGCAGCAGTAGAAGGGCTAGTCGCCCCGATTGTTGTGCTGTTTATCGTGCTGTTTGTAATATTCAAGCCCGATTGATTGGGCGAAATATTGGCATAAAACGGCGTTCCCGCTGGTCCGATCAACGAAACAAGGGTAAAAGCTGGACCAGGATCAAATATGCCCTGGACGGGCACGATATTGATCGTGGAGGTGACGGACGTTTGGTTGGACATAGCCGCCCCTTATTAATCAGCTTGGCAAGCGGTGATATAGAGTGTGTTTGTGCCCGAACTAATGGCTTTGATGTAGAACGGTGCTTTTGGGGCAGCGACTAGAAGCGGGAAAGTCATTGCAGCTGGCAGCACAAATGATCCGCTATTGCCTGTGGATGCAATAGTGGGGGTTGCTACGGTGCTGGAATTAGAAAATTCAACGCCAACCCTACCAGTTCCAGTATTTAGCAACGAAACGTAATTGGTTTGATCGTTTGTTGTAGCTTCAATCAACGTGGCAGCGCTTGCCGATGTTGTGAGGTCTAGTGCATAAGTGCGACCGCTGTATCGCATTGCGGAAGTGTTGACCATGTTCAATCCTTCAAAATTGTGTCTGAATTATAGGCTTCAAAAAGGAAAAAGCCACCCCTTTTGAGAGTGGCTTCCCTTTATTTCATACAGTTTTTAGCCGTAGTTACTAAAGTCGTAACCATAAACGTAAACGTCCATAGTTGCCGCTGCGCCCTGTGCTGTTCCTACATTTAAATATAGGTTTTGCGCTGTTTGTGCAGCAGTAGATGCAACCGTGCGCTGCGATACTACTGTAGAAGCAGACAATCCTGATAAAGCGGCATTTGCCACAATACCAGTACCGCCAGCGCTAGGTGCTGTAAACAGACCCGCGGCAGCAGTTGATAAAGATATTGACGCATTTGTAAAAACCACATTGCTAACTGAATAGCTAGTGGTGTTATTTATTGCCAAAGTTGCTTGGTCACCCGTTGCATTGACATTTACACCAATTGCGACAGCCAAAAGGCGAATCGCTTGGTTTGTTGCCAAATTAGAAGGGTGAACTGTTACTGTGGTTGCTGGTCCTGGATTAGCCATGATATGTTTTCCTTAAAAATGTTTAATAAAACGGGGGTGTTTAGCCCCCATTAACTTTAGGCTGCAACGCGGCAAGCCAATTCAGGGTATAGCGGGGCCCAGCCATACAACACGTCAACGCGAGTAGGAATACTATCGTTGTTAATTGTATACTGGCGTATTACTCTTAAAGACAAACCTAGTTCTTTATCACTAGCGCGACCAGCGAAATGGACACCGTCTGGCAATTCTAAGTCGGCGGTAGCCAAGCAGAATGCGTTCTTGTGCATAACGATGTTTTGTGGGGAAACCGTACCAGTTTTGTTAAACGGTGTTACTGCTGCGGTTGCAGAAGTAGTCGGGATCGACACGTTTTGGAACTGACCAGCTGTAATCACGGCGGGGCTAACTGTTACTGAAGTAGTACCAGAAGTTGCCACGGTCACGTTGGAAGTCACCACAAAGTTACGGAGCTTGTTGCTGCCGTAAGCCTGGCGGTTCTGTGGGTTAACAGCAAACACACCATCGATCTGGATTACGTCACCTTGCTTCAGACCAGCAGTAGCGGTCGTTGCAGTTAACGCAATAGTCGAAGTTGTAGCCCAGCCAGAAGTCAAGAAGCCAGTTGCGGTAGTGGTTGCACAAGCCAGGGTCGCAGTTGAATACGATCCGAAAGTTTGTGCCACAACGTTTTGGTCCATGTACCAATTCATACCAGCGGAATCGCGGCCCATCATGCCTTTGGTGTATTGTTTACCGATTACGTCAGATGGAACAAACAAACCTTTCAAGCTGTCAACAATAGTTGCAGATGTAAAGGGTTCGATCACACATGAACGGCGACCATCGCGTGGTGCGCCTTCAGAATCAAGAAACGCACCAGCGGTCAAATAGGTAATTAAACCAGTTGGGGGTGTGCCAGCTGTGCCAACAATGTTAGCGGTGTTGTTCTTAGCCATTGTCAGGCCGTCAAAGTCCACCTTATTGGCAATTGCTGCAACGGCGGGTTTGAGAATGCGATCCGAAAATGCGTCCAATGACAAAGCCAGGTCTTGGCTAGTAAATTGGGTGTCAACGTGGAACTGTGTAGACAAAGTAACGGGTACTGAAGTCTCGTTAAAGTCTTCAACGTTCAATGCTGGTCCAGTAGTTCCAACAAATCGACCAGGGCGGCGAACGTTCAAAGTCGCACCGATTTTCGCGCCAGTAACGGCGAACTGATCGTCATAGTTGCGATCGACTTGGCCTGAAAAGGTCAACTCGTTTTCCAAAACCATTAAGGCTTCGTTTGTGATCATGCTGATCGTTAGTAAATTATTTGCCATTTAAGTTTCTCCAAATGTTGGATTGTTGCGTTTGTTTCGCTAGCGGA